TGCTGGACGCTGTGACAGTCCCGCCGGTCAGCCAGTTCATGCCATGAGCAATACGCGCATGGGTGAGAGGCTCGTCAGAAACCGGCAGGCTGTAGCTGGTCTGGAAAATGACCGTCATTAGACAACCCTCACAATAGCGCCGTCTTCGACCGCTTCATTTATGCCATTGATCAGGTTAATTACCTGATCACGCGAGAACATATTGCCGCCGGATAACTGGATTGCCACGTTGCGCGACACTTGCGGGCTTTGCGCCGCCCCGCCGCTTACAGCACCACCGCCAGCCGCGCCGCCACCTCCGCCGCCCTTGCCAATGCCTTTTATCGCATTGACCGCGTTCATACCAGCGCTGAGAACCCCGAGTGCTGCCGGGATTTTGGCGAACCATGGCAACGAAGGGTCTGCAATGACCTGATTATATGCGCGGAACGCATTGATTAGAGCCTCTGCTGCCCCGAACGCCTTGGCAACCTGCATCATCCGTTCGTTTCCAGACTGCATCGCCCCGGCCATTTGCCCAAAGAATGCCCCGGCTTGGTCCAGCGCAGAACCGTAACGCCAAACGTCGATTTGAGACATTCTGTCTGCGTGTTGCTGTTGCGCCGTTTCCATCATCGCCGCGTATTCTTGCTGCGTAATCAGCCGTTGCTGTAGCGCTTGCTGCAAAACTTCCTGTTGCCGTTGGAAACTTTCCAATTGCAACTGTTCTTGCGACATAAGCGATTGTTGCAGTGCTTCCAATTCAGATTGGAGCGGATTGCCACCACCGCCACCACCGCCTCTAGCTGGTGGGGCATTGTCATTTGCGGTTGGGGGAAGAAAATCTCCGTCTTCCGGTGATAGCATTACGCCGACATTAACGCCGCGCGCCTCTGCCCCAAGCTGGCGCATCGCCTCTGTCGCCCTGTCAGTCTCGCTCACAAGCGTGATCATTTCTGAAATGGCACGGGCTATTTCTGGCGGAATAGCGCTTAGATCAGCGCCGTATTCATCCATAAGATCAAGAACGCGCTGCAATGCTTCTCGCTGTTCTTCGTAAGATTGCGCGTCCCGCAATTCCAACATGGCGCGGCTAAGGGAACGCGCTTGAACCTCGGTCACATTAAAGTCACGCGCAACATTCATCATCGCTGCGCCCAATGTTGTGCCGGACCTAAAAGCGCTGCTCGACGTTTGAACGTATTCCCGCAATTCCTCATTTGCGACACTAAGAGCCTCGGACATACGGCGCGAAGCCTGTGCAGCCGTCAATTGCGCTTGCTGAACAGCCAAGCCTCGAACCGCCTCAGCAGCGTAACCATATTCTTGGCGCAGGTCGTAAACAGATGCTTCTAATATGCCTGTAATGCGGTCTGCGCTGCTCATTGTTTCACGCAGGTTGCCCATAATGTCATCAAACGTAACGGCTTGGCGTTGCGCGCCCATCGCCCGCATACCCCATTGGGCAAGCGCCGCCCCGCCTGCAATAACGCCCACCGTCAACAATGCCATAGGGCTTATCAGGCTTGTGAATGCTGAGGCCAGCCCGCTTGCAACGGAAACCCCGCTAGCGCGCATCTGATGAAATACGCCCGTGACCTGCGTACCCTGCTGCATAGCCAACATGAGGGGCGACTGTCCCGCCGCCAGCATCATGCCTATGTCCTGCATTTGGAACATCAGGTTAGTGCTATGCGCCGCTGATGCCCGCATTGACCGACCAAAAGCCTGCGCCTGCCCCCCGGCTGTCAGAAGCGAAGACCCGAGGTTATCAAGCATTCGGTCATATTCGCCTTGCTTGATAACCCCTTGCGCTAATGCTGTATTGATCTGCTCTAACGCGGCCTCGTATTGCTTTGACGCCGCGAATAGAGGGTCATATGAAGCCCGCAGGGCATCAATGGACCGCTTAGAGCGATCAAATGCACGGAAAGCATCCGCGCTATCCCTAGCCGATTTAGCAAGCCGATCCTGATAGCCTGTCGTGGTTTGAATGCGCCTCTGCAATGCCGAAAGGCCGCGCGACGCATCCTGCATAGCAGACTTTAGATCGCTTGCATCGCCTTGCAGTCGGACATTTAGCGCGGCTAATTCAGTCATCGGCCCTTGCCTTCATCTTTTCGCGGTGCTTGCGCCTCGCCTCTTCCCACTTCGGCCCGGTAAAGTTGCCTCCGGGCTGCGTGGCTTTCTGCATTTCGCGGTTTGTCTTGATTTTTGCGTCAAGTTCCCAGAACCACTCTTGCGGCGACATGGCCCAAAACTCGCTAGGCTGTATGTGCCAGTCTCGGGCCGCTTGATATGCCTTCTTTACGAAGTCGGCCCATGTTACTTTCCCGAGCCTTCACCGCCTTCCCCGGTCATTTCTTCTGAATGCGTGGTCGTCATTAGCGCCAAATACCTGTAAGCGACTTCCCGGCTTTCAAGAAAGCCGTTGTCAAATACAAGGTTTTGCACGTCCTCAAGGGACATGTCCCCGCCCGCAGCCTTTTGCCCAATGTGCAAAATGACCGGCACGTTTTCGATGGTCGCGCGCCACTTCGGGTTGTAGGGCATACCAGAGCCGACTAGCTGCGCCTCCAAAGCGGCCTCAGACGCGATGAAAAGCGGGTCACCCACCTTTTTCGCCACGTCCATAGACGCCTTGAAAGTCGCAGCTAAGTCAATCTCCTTGCCCGCAAGGGTCACAGTGATTTCACGCATCACGAAGCCGCCGAGGCAGTATAGGTCACGGCACCGGATGACATGAACGTTGCGGACATTTCAACCGCCCCGTCATGATCACCGCTGTATTCCAGATTGGACAGGTGATAGGTGCCAGAAAGGTTGCCAGGAACAGCCAAAGACGAAGGCAGGTCGGCTTGCAGCGTTTCGCCGGTAGTGGAAGCGTTGAAAAACTCGGCAATCAACACCTCGTCAGACGTGATGAAATCAAGTTGAATTTCCACCGACTTGAGACCCGGCGTGGCAAGCAAAGTGCGCCATCCGCTATCGTCGTCAGTTGTCACATCAACCATGTCGTTGGACATAGTGACGCCACGGGAACGAACGCCCACAAGCGTGGTGGCGTCCCAATCAAAGGTCAGTGAACGACCGTTAAAGCCAGCCATTTTGCGGCCTCCTTATTTAGATGCTGTCGTATGTTACCCGAAATTCCATGACAGCGCGTTGAGTTTTCCCGTCCGGGTCGGAAAAGGATGTTTGTTGGATGAACAGGCAATCAACGGTGTTTGCGCCGCTGATAACCAGATCGTGCTTGTGGAGGGCGTCATATGCCGCGTCGCAGATCGCGCGCCAGACTAGATCGCTTTTGCCTCTAGAATAGATGTGAACTTGGGCGCGGACGCTTTGCCCGTCCGTGTCGTCTGTATCCCATGGCGACTGAAAGAACGGGCCGACAACAGCATACGGGAACGCGCTATCATCACCCGCGTCAGCGCCTTGCGGAACGCCGCTTTCGGAATAGATTGCCTGCACCTTTGACGAAAAGGCGGCGTAAGCGCCAAGCCTCGTCACAATAGCTGTTTGAAGCGCCGCCGAGTTCATGACAATGCCCCATCAACAGCAGCCGCCATGCGCTTTAGAAACACTGGCCTGATTTGTTCCGCCGCAGGCGTCCACATCGGGCGCGGGCGCATTTTTGTGGTGCCGTATTCAAGATACAGGGCATAGGCCAAGCGAGAGCCAACTATTGCAGCGCGCGGCCCGTCTTGTTCATGGAATATAGACCCCATAAGGGTTCCCGTGTCGGGGGCTGGGCTTTCGCCGGGGCCAGATGATTGATGCACAACGCCACCGCGCTGGTACAACTTGCCGCTATGCGGCCCCTGCTGGTGGCGCAATTTAACATCCGCCTCAAGGTCAGCCGCCGTTTCCATGACAACATCACCGATCACGCCGTCAAGCGCACCCGCCGCGCGCTCGATTTGCGAAACCAGCTTGTCAGCGCCTTGCAGATCAACCGTGATCCTCATGTTGCCATCCCCTCGACAACATCAAGCACCTGCCACACGCCGCGCTTTTCCACGTCATTAACGAAGGCGATGCGATACTTGCGCCCGCCAATGTCAAGGCGGTCCTTTTCGGTTAGACCTGTTACCGGCTGGCAGAACACTTGCCAGTTGCTTTGCGCCTCTGAGCGTTGCGACTGGTAGCGAAGGGAACCAGACATGGCGACAAGGCCGATAGAAACGTTCTCAGCCCCGGCGATAGCCGCCCATGCCTCTGTTGACCCGCCTGCGCCGTCCGTGGTTAGCGTCAGCCGCTCAAATGTTGCCGTTTGCCACAGAATGTCCGTGCTCTTGGCCACATTGACGACAAAGAACCCGCCAGCCTCGACCACATCCCGAACGCCGCCAACGTAATAGGTTGCGCTGTCAGCCGTGAGCGACCAGCCAGCGCCAGGAACAGCCGAAAAGCCTTCCAGATACGCGGGCCGCATCTTGTCCTTCGCGGTAGGCATCGGAAAGCCCGTCGGCGCGGTTTCACCGCCAAACACCACGCGCCCGGTATAGTCCGTGGTTCCATCGTTCAACGTGCCAGTCAGAACGGCGTCAGTAATATCAGCGGCAACCCCATTGAATGCGGCTGTGGCAATGGCGGAAACAGTCGTAGCCATCAGCCCCGCCCCATTCTGACTTGCCCAGTTGCGCCGCCGAGAATGTAAGGCCGCAACAGCCCCTCAACAGCGACCATGCGCGGCGTATCGCGTCCGGTCATATATTCGGTTTCTGCCTCGACGGGGCCGGCCTTGGACTTGCTGCGCTTGACTGTGCCGGTCGTGATCGTGGCGAACGGGTCAATGCTGTCTGTCTCAAAAGCATAGGCCAGTTCAAATTGCGCATAGATGATATCTTGCGGGATCGTGTCGCCATCAATCGGCCAACCGTCCACAAGGATATTGGTCAAGCGCGGCCAAGACCGGGCCTGCGTCTCATACTGCTTATACCCGGCGAACTGATAGTTTCTGTCCAGATACTGAGCGGCGCGACGCAGGTTCAATTCATGTGTGCTGTCGTGCCCATGCCCGTTGAATGTGGCGTCGATATTGGCCACGACATAGGCTTCATACGCCGCAAGCGTTCCGTAGCTGTCCGAAGATGCCCCGCCTATGGTGGTGGTCAGCGCCATTATTCGTCAGCCTTCTTAGGGCGGCCGCGCTTTTTCGGCGCGGGCTTTGGCGCGGGCTTGGCTTGGGCGCGCGGGTCGTCAGCGTTCACAATCTTCTTGCGCCCGTTGACTTCGATTTGAACAGTGGG